CATTAGAGATTTTATCTGGTTCTAAAGTAATTTTAGAAGCTGGAGACAAAATTCAAATTGATTGTTCAGTTGCTGATAAAGTATCAGGCACACTGTCAGTCATGGAAATAACATAGGAAATTAAATGGCTTATATAGGTTCAAGACCTGCTGATAAAGCATTAGTTACCTCAGATATAGCTGATGGAATTGTTACTTTTGCTAAAACAACTGGATTTGGTAAAATTGGACAAGTTTTGCAAACAGCAAAGACAGATACATTTACCTCTACATCTACTTCATTTGCAGATATAACAGGATTAAGTGTAGCTATCACACCAACTGCAACTTCAAGTAAAGTTTTAGTTTTTGCACATATAGTTGGGTGTGGTGAAGTTGGAACAAATCATGGTATATTTAGAATTGTAAGAGATAGCACTGCAATTTATGCAGGTGATAGTGCTGGAAGTAGATCATCTGGATTTCATTCTGGTATTGTTTCTGATACAAATAGTGTTGAAGCTGGTACAGGAATATTTTTAGATTCACCTTCTACAACTTCAGCAACTACTTATAAAATTCAAGGTATTACTGAAGGCTCTACTTTTTTTGTAAACAGAAGTCCAAATGATGGAGATTCAAAAGGTAGAGGAAGATTAGCATCATCAATAACAGTTATAGAGGTATTAGTATAATGCTACATTTAGCAATTAAAAAAATTAACCCTGATGCAGAGTTTACAATTAATGGAGATGACATTGATCAAATTACATGGATGAATGGAACAACACCAATTTCAAAAGAAGATATTGAGGCAATGCTTCCAACTGTAGAAGCAGAAGAAGCACAAAAAATATTAGACAAAGAAACAGCAAATGAATCAGCAGTAAATAAACTTAAAGCATTAGGTTTGACTGATGAAGAAATAGAAGCGTTTAGAGGTAATTAATGGCATATATAGGAAGAGGCATAGATAAATTAAGCAACATTGAAAAGCTAGATACTATAACTTTTGATGGTTCTAGCTCTTATTCATTAACAAAAGGTTCTGTTGCATTTACTCCTTCTAGTGCTAACTCATTACAAGTTAGTATTGATGGTGTTGTACAAGCTGGTAACTTTACAGTATCAGGTTCAACCATAGACTTTGGCACTGCGGTTGCATCAACTTCTACAAATAATTTTATCTTTCATTATGGTACAGGACTTATTACGACTCCTGCTGATGGTACAGTTGGATTAAATCAATTATCGGCTACAGGAACAAAAGATGCCACCACTTTTTTGAGAGGTGATAATACATTTGCAACAGTTAGTGGAGCAAGTGATTTCTTTTTTGCATCTAAAACCTCTGACCAAAGTATAGCAAATAATACTGAAACGAAAGTAACTTTTGATAGTGAAGATTATGATACAGGAAGTGATTTTGCTTCCAGTAAATATACTGCTCCTTCGGATGGCAAATACTTTTTTTACACTCAATTATTATGTGACAATAGTTCAAGTGATACAGCTAAATTATTTTTTCGAAAAAATGGATCAAACTTTATTGAACATAGAAATTCGGCACATGCAGCAAATAGAAGAACTTATTCAGTGTCAGCAATTTTAGATTTATCGGCAACTGATTATATTGAAGTTTATAAATGGCATGATGGTGGTTCAGCAAGAGTTGTTGATGGTGATAGTAATAGATCAACTTATTTTATGGGATACAAAATAGCATAGAGGTAATTATGGCAACATTATATACAAAAGTTAAATTATATTTAGAAGCAAACTCAAAGACTTGGGATAATAATGCTATCGTTCTGCAAAATGATGGTAGCGGAGATTATATTAAAACATGGACTGTATCAGGATTAGATAAACCTACAGATGAACAACTAGCATCTTACGAAACTGCTGCAAATACTGAAGAAACAAATTTACAAAATGAAGAAGCAAATAGAGAAACTAAAAAAGCATCTGGTAAACAAAAACTATTAGACTTGGGTTTAACCGAAGAAGAAGTTAAAGCATTGATAGGAGTTTAATCCTATGGCTTTAACAAAAATATCTAATCAATCTTTATCTAGCATCTCATCGTTACCTGCAACATTAGCCACTGGTGCATTAACACTGCTTAGTACACAAACAGCTAGTAGCAGTGCATCTATTAGTTTTACATCTGGACTTGATAGCACATACAATAGTTATATTTTTAAATTTATTAATATTCATCCAGCAACAGATAGTGCTAATTTTAGTTTTCAAGTAGATACAGGAACGAACACAAATTATAATCAAACTATTACCTCAACTTATTTTGCAGCTTTTCAAAGTGAAGATGGATCTTCAACAGGATTAACGTATGTAACTGGACAAGATCAAGCACAAGGTACAGGATTTCAAACCTTAGTAGATCAAGTAGGTAATGGTAATGATGAAAGCTGTTCTGGAACATTACAAATTTTTCAACCTTCATCTTCTACATTTGTCAAACATTTTATAGCAAGATCACAAGGCTATAATGGTAGTGATTTTTCAACAGATTTATTTTGTGCTGGTTATATTAATACAACTACTGCTATAACAAGATTTCAATTTAAAATGTCATCAGGCAATATAGATAGCGGTGTCATCAAACTTTATGGAGTTGGATAATGGCAATTATTAAACATGGTAATAATGCTCTAGCAAATGTAACTGCATTTCCAAGTGCTGTATCAACTGGCAAACCTGTATTAATATCAACTGCTACAGCTTCTAGTTCAGCATCAATAGAGTTTACAAGTGGGATTGATAGTACTTATGACATCTATCAGTTTAAATTTATTAATATTCATCCTGCTACTAACGAAACAGATTTTCAATTTAATTTATCTATTGATGGTGGTAGCAATTATAACGTAACTAAAACAACTACTTTTTTTAGAGCTTTTCATGAAGAAGCTGGTTCAGATAGCAGTGGTCTTGATTATCAAACAGGAGAAGATTTAGCACAAAGCACTGCCTATCAATCTTTAGCAGATAGAGTATCTGCAGATAGTGATGGTTCTTGTTCAGGAACTTTACAATTATTTAATCCTTCAAGCACAACATTTGTTAAACATTTTATGGCAAATTTTAATAGGATGTTTTCTAATCAAAGTATAACAGCAGAAGATTTTATGGCAGGATATGGTAATACAACAAGTGCTGTTAATGCAATAAATTTTAAATTTGCATCAGGCAATATAGACGCTGGAACTATAAAAATGTATGGGATAAGTGCATGAGTATTATAAAATTAAATAATAATGCGTTAAGTGGTTTAACTAGCTTTACTGGTTCTGCTAGTCTTGGTGATATGGTATTTATATCATCTGCGACTGCATCAAGCAGTGCTAGTATAGAGTTTACTTCTGGAATAGATAGCACCTATAAAGAATACAAATTTTTCTTTATCAATATGCACCCAGCAACAAATGGTGCAAATTTTAATTTTAATTTAAGCACAGATAGTGGTAGCAATTATAATGTTACTAAAACTACTTCACATTTTAACGCACAACAGGATGAAGCTGGTACATCATCAGGTATATTTTATGATACTGCTGGAGACTTAGCACAATCAACAGCAGACCAACCTTTATCAAGAGGTTTAGGTAATGATAATGACCAGTCTGTATCAGGAACACTTCATATTTTTAATCCTGCTAGTACCACATTTGTAAAGCATTTTATTTTTACTTTAAATCATTATAATAATAGTGATTTAACAGTAAATAATTTTATAGCTGGATATGGTAATACCACAAGTGCAGTTGATGCAATTAAGTTTGTCATGTCATCAGGCAATATTGATTCAGGTAAGATATTGATGTTCGGATTAAACTAATATAACATGGAGAAATTATGGCACACAAAATAGTAAATGGACAACAAGTAGAGCTTACAGCAGATGAGATAGCTGCGATAGCTGCACAAGAACAAACATGGAATGATGGTGCATTTGATAGAGCTATGGCAGATTTAAGGCAACGTAGAAATCAACTATTAGCTGAAACAGATTGGACTGTTTTACAAGATAATCCTTTAACGCCTGAAAAAAGATCAGAGTGGATGGTTTACAGAACAGAACTTAGAAATATTACTCAAGGTTTAAATACTGTTGAAGACATCAATAATATAGATTACCCAGACAAACCAAATGGCTAATACTTATAAAAATGCAATGTTTGATCTGACAACGACAAACAAAACTACTGTCTATACTTGTCCAGCCACAACAACAGCACTTATAAAAACAGTGCAAGTCACAAATATTGATACAGGTAATATTGAAGTAGAGATGTTTGCTACAGACTCTTCTAATTCTAATGCTGAACATGAATTGGCTCATGTAACTATTAATTCAAAAACTGTAGATAATTTAGCAAAAGGCACAATCGTATTAGAAGCTGGTGATGTTTTAAAATTACAAGCAGCTACAGGAAATAAAATTGCAGGGGCAGTTAGTATTTTAGAAATAGATTTTTAATATGGATATTGTTTATATCCCACCACAAGATATTGACAGAGTATGGGTTATTGCAAAACCTTATGTAGATGATGCGTTGGCTTATTCAAACAGGCATCATCACTCCAATCATTTTAAAAATTTGTTAAAAAAAGGTAAACTTCAGTTATGGATTCTCTGGGATGGCAAAAAAGCTACAACAGAAGAAAAGATTAATGGTGTAGTAGTATCAGAGGTTATTCAACGAAGTATTAAAAAAGTATTTCATTTGCCTATTGTTACAGGAAAAAATAGACAGCAATGGCAACATTTAATTGAAAAACTTGAAGATTTTGCTAAGAAACAAGGATGTGATTTAATGGAATTAGTTGCAAGACCAGGTTGGCAAAAGATTCTTGACAAATATAACTATAAGAAGACTCATGTCGTCTTAGAAAAAACCCTAGAAAAGGAGAAAGACTAAATGTCATTTTTATCAGGAGCAGGTGATACAACTCAACAAACAATTTCAGGTGCTTATGCACCAGCCGTACCAGCATTAGGTCAAGTATTATCAGAAGCAACAAATATTTATAATATGGGTGCAGCAGGATCTGGTTACGTTCCACCAACACAACAAACCTTAACTGGTTTAGCTGGACAAGAACAATTAGCAAATCTTGCACAACAACAACAAGCAACCACTTTAGCTGGTGGTAATCTTAATCCTTTTCTTTCACCAATGTTACAACAATTTGGTGAGGATGCTTACACTACAGTTGCAAGTCAATTTAGTGGTGCAGGAAGAACACCTTCATCACCGGTAGCTCAACAAACTGTTGCAGATATTGTTGCAGGAAAAGCGTTACCTTATGC